CCTTGCTGGCCTAGTGTGCCTGTTCGTGTAATCCAAATGTCGCAGGCAACCGCCAGCGCAGCTTGTTCTACTTCTGGGTAGCCTGTGTCATACATGGTTGCCTGGCTGGTTAACAAAGCTCGGCCATTAGGTATGACCATGCGCTTAGTTATGTTGGCGTTAGTGATTGCCGCTTCAAAAAATGTAACGTCACCCTCTTTGCCTACGGTTGTTACGGTGCGCGATCCATCAAAAGGTGCGCCACACTTGCTGACCGTTAGTGCTTGGCCAACTACAAAAGTATTATTTTCGCAATAAAATCTTGCTACGTTGCTGGTTAGTGATACGCCTTTAATCGCTACATAATCAAAAGTTAAATAGGACAAGATAATGTTTTGCGCTGCATCGGCACATTCCTGCACGATTGCATCCGCGTAAATGTCGCCAATACCTAAAACGCTTTTAAGTTCGCTTAGTACGATTAGTGGCATCTTATTTCCTTATCTTGTGTAAGTGTGTGGGGGACACAGGGCCGCATCCCCCACACTTCTAACTAACTTGGACCTAGGTCAAGTTAAAGCGGCGTACGCCACCGGCGACAATAACCTTGGTGGCTAGGTAGCCATAAAGCATTGTTTCAATTTCGCCAGTTGTAACCACGTTGGTGGATAGCTGCAATACTGGGCTTTCGTAGATTGCAACCGATGATGGCACAACAATAAATGCTGATTCATCGATAGAAGTTGACACTGCCTTGTTGGATACATAAAGGTCAAGACCCATTACGTTGCCGCGTAGTGACTGTGTGCCGACATCGCCAGCTGCGTTCATTGGCTGTGATGCGCTGAAAATTGGTCGCTTGGTTGAATCCTGCGCGCCAATTAATAGTCCCCATTGGGATGTGCCAGCGATGTAACGTGTGGCCAATTCGCCAGTAGCAAGGTAAGCCGCTGGGGTTTCGGTCTTTACGAATGACACGATGCCATCAACATCAGCTGCGGTTGCAGTTGCCTGAGTTCCACTTGCAGTCAATTCAGCAATAACGGCTGCCTCGGTTGCCTGTGCGTAAACGCGGCGCATGTTGTCCAACATGGCTGCGTAGAAGCTTGGATCTGCGCGGTCAAATAGTTCTACCGAGTAACGCTGCAACCCTTTGTAAGCCTTGACAGTTGCATCGACGTAGGCCGACACGATGCCGGTCTCTGACGGGCCAGCACCTTCGGCGGTTTCTGCAACCGATCCTGATGTCGTAATCTTTGGAATAGATACGGTCATGCCAGCGTTAGGCAATGCGCGTGTACCGATTGCATCGATTGCGCCGCGTGCGCCGATCTGTGTGTCAACTACGGTTGATACATATTGAACCGGCTTAAATGCTGGGTTGGTTGTAAAGGAATCGTCCGCAGCTGTTAGATGCTTTGCATCCTCGGCCTTGGCGTGTGCGATCCATTCTGCACTTTCATGGTTTCCGCGTTGAGCCTTGATTGAGTGCTCTAGGAAATGTGCTTGGGTCTTGATTGGTGAACGTGGCTTTGTGTATGCCACTGGTGCGGCGGCGTGAACAACCGCGGCTGCGGTCACTTCATCTGCCACTGGTGCGGTTGTTTCTTCCACTGTGATCTCCTGTGGTTGTTCCTCGGCAGGTTGTTCCGCCTCGGTGGTTTCTGGGTTTTCCTCATCGGCCTCGGTGGCTGCGACTTGGGAAATTTGTGCATCCTTAAATGCTGGGTTTGTTACATGGGCAACGGCTTCAAGTTTTGCAGCTGATACGACCATCACGCCTTTTTCGATGGTGTACTCACCGACATTAGCTTCAATGCTAAATGCCGGGCGCAACCCCTCGGATGCTTCGACTAGCGCATCATTGCCAGCACCCGTTGGCGCGATCTTAAATGCCATCGAGATACCAGCTGGGCTGACTTCCTCGCTGCCAGCAATACCGCGACCCAATGGGCGTGTGCGGTCATGCTCCATGTTCAAAACAATTTGGCTTGGGTCAATTTCGCCAAACGCGCCAAACTCAAAACGCACTGGGCCAGCTGATGTGTTGCCAACTTTGGCAAACGGTACGACGAGGCCTTTAATGGTTCGGGTTTCAATGTTGGCGGCCAATACTTGGCCCTCAAAACTAAGTTGCATTTTCATTTCCTCTCGGTGCTAAATCCATTTCCTCACGTGCTTCCTCAACGTCAATCAAGCCGTATTCAAGCATCTTGCCCAAGACTTCAATCTGCTCTAATGGGTTGCCGCGCAAGTAATCGTCTAAATCAAACTTAACAACTTGGCCACGCGGCGTTAGGTCGTTCATGCTTAATCGATCAGCGATGCAACACATGAACGGTTTAAGGCTAAAGTCAACAAGGGATCTGCGTTCTTGGCTTACGTTTGAATAAGTCGCGCTGGCTGATTCGGCGTTGATGTACCAGGCAGGGATGTTGCACATCCGAGCGATTTCAGCCGCGGTGTTTAGCCTGGACTCGGTGAGCTGCATTTGTCCGGCATCGTAGCCAAAGGTCGTAACATCTAACGGGCCTGATAGGTAAGCGGTTGAGCGTGTGGCGCGGGCTTGCTTCCATTGCGCCAATAGGCTTGATACCTGCTCTGGCGGTAAATCTACGCCACTATTCTTAATGACCATTGTTGGGTTTGGCTCGCTGGCCATGCGCTGTACGGCTTCCTCTAGCTTTAAGGCTGTGGAAATAGTGCGGCCACCTCGGTTAAGTATGCCCTCGTCAATACCGCTGAACATAATTAATGAGCCAACGCCAGTGCTAGGGCACAAGTTTCCGTCAAGGTAAAAACCGTTTAAGATCTCATCGGTTTGTAAATCGGTAGTGAAGGTAACTCGGGTTGGGTCAATTCGCCTGGCTTGGGTTGGTCTGCCATTTTCTGGGTCTAAAGCCAAGACCAACCAATAAGCTGTGCCCCTAAATAGTATGTCCTCTACGGTCCAGCACATTGTCACAATGCGCGGCAACGCTGGATCAGGTTGCTTTAGTAAGGTTGACCCCTCGACTTTCGCGCCTGTAATTTCGTTGTATGAATGTAGGCCTAGTTCGCTAATTGTGCCGGCAATAATGTTGCGCGCTCTGGCAACCGCTGGCACTTGCATTGCATCATTGCGGTTAATGCCAAAGAATTGGAACGGGCTAAAGTTGTCTTGGTAATACGGGATTGACACCTGCGCCTTGGCTTGTACTTGTGGCTTATCAGTATTTGTGCCCAGCAAAAAATCTATAAATCCCATTTTGCCATTACACCATAGTAAATTACATCCGTGTAATTTTGTCCGCCTTTGTCCGCCTTACGAGCGTGTTGTCCTATGCACTAATGATAGTCACACCTTGACCAGGTAATGTCGCATGACCCACCGCCATCACCAAAGCAACTGCCGCCGAGATCGGTACTTGGGCGGCACGCCTAGCAATACGCCAACCGCCATCGGATGCCGGGCGGCGAGCGCAGCTCACAAGATGGCTATGCAATGTCGCCTGACCTGGATGAATAAGTTGACCATGTTGCATGGCGTTCAATGTTTGGTCACACATAATCGCAAACCCTGCACCAGCCCAAGGTGTTGCCTCTGTTCGTAGGTAAGCCTGGGCAAGTCTTGGCGCAATGTAGCCAGCAGTATTGGGATCATATGCCAGTACCCTTGGTGGGAATCGTCTGGCGATTGCTGCTATTTCGCCAACAAGTTCAAGGTCATTTATACCGCCCTCTTTGCGCCACTCATGCAAAAATACTCCAAGTCCATCGGCCCTTTGCTGAACTGTAACAAGACAAGCCAACTCTCTATTAAAGTTAAGGTCTAGGGCCATCCATGTTGGCAACCCATCCTCTAAGGCAATCTCTCGCTCGCTATCGTTCCACACCTGCATTGGCCAAGGCGAGTCGATAGCATCCACCCACATACACAGGGTTTCCGTTTTAAAGGCATCGGGTGAGTCAAAGGTCGCAGCATCTTTGATGTTTTGGATGTTGATCGTGTACCCCAAGGCAGGGTTGGCCATTTTCCACGCCTCTACATCGTCAACCGATGACCCGGCAGGTGCGCTGTATTCGTAGTACCCCATGCGATCACTTGTAAATGTTAGGGCGCGGCGGCGTTGTTCGTTTAGCACATTGCTAGTCAAGTCACCTGCGTTGGATGTCCAAAACACTTGGGCATTGGGTCTGGCTCGGGTAATTGGGGTAACGGCGGCCCAGGTGGCTTCGTCAATTTCGCGCAATTCGTCAACATAAAGCAAGTCAGCTGATGAGCCACGCGGGCCCTCACTGGTCGCAGCTCTAATTGAGTACTTTCTAATGCGCTCACACTTGCCATCGCATGACTTGGGGTAATGGTGGCAATAAACTTCTAATTCCTCTTGGCCGTTAGTTCGGGAAACTCGCTTGATCCTCTTTCGCATCCAGTCCAGGCTTTCGGCCATGTCGACTGTTTGCTTGAAAGTGTCCAACGATAGTTGCCTTGTCTGTGACATAGCGATGGCGTTTTTTTCGCCAAAGATGTACAGGCCAGCAAGGATACGCATCCGCATCATGTGAGTCTTTCCACATTGCCGGGCAACTAGCACCCCTACCTGGCTACGCGCCCAAGTGCCATCGGGCATTATTTGCAGGGCATCATTCAAAACATAATTTTGCCAAGGCAATAACGGCGTGCCTAATTCATCAGCTAGTGCCGCCACCACTGGCCCTGCGCTGGGCAGGTTTAGGCTTGGGCTTTCGATCCTTGGCTTCGAGTAGCCGTAGATAACTTCCGACATGGTTTGTCCCATCATTTTCCTCGCCCTGTTTT